TTCATTCCTGAATAAGACATTTGTCCCTCAATTTGGTCAATATAACCATAAGGTAATTTCGCAAGAGTATCATCACCCATACACCTTAAAACAGTTTGTTTAGAGACACTGTCCGGACAAGCCTTAGTAATAGCGGTTGACCAAAGAAGCCAATTAATTAGGGAACCAATTAAAGAGGTATAAGGATGCCCGGAAGCAATTCCCTTACTAATTTTGTAAATAAGTTTAGACTCAGGTAAAACAATATTCTTAAAAATCATTGAGCAACAACACCATAAGAAATAATTGTCATATTTACCCCCTTCTGGGTAACAAGAACGAATAATTCCAAATGCGGTAACAATAAGTTCTTCATAACAATGATTATCAAATTGGGACCAATCAGCATCAATAACTCCAAAATATTTATCTTCCTTAATATCATCACAAAAACCATAAAATTTTCTATCCTCCATAGACCTACCTATCATAATAGAACCAGAACGTAACCCTGAAATTCTTTTAGTAAAAGGTTGTAAAGCACAATTTCCAATTAATTTAACTAGGTCCTCACACATTAAAACTAGACGAGTTCTAATTTCCTTATTCACAGTCAAATCAATACGCTTTTCTCTACCAGCTACAGCCCAGAGAGAATTATCCGGTATAAAATTATCAATTATACATTGTTTAAATACTTTCTTAGCAATTTTCCTAGTAAATTTAGTGGACTTAGACATAGTATTACCAAAAAGTTTTGAAGTCATAATTCCAGAATAAGCTTTTGGGTTAATTCTAACGTTATCGATCGCCTTTTCATCAAAATGACCCATCTCGGGTACATGTAAATCAATATCCCCTCTAATGTTAATGGAATCAAGTAATTCGTCATAAGTAAATTTGCTCTTCGGTTCAGAAACCATTATAGATAGATTATCATGATTATAATCCCAAGAACCTGGGAAAGTAGCTTTATATTTAATATCCTTAATTAAGCACGAATTATCACTAGAGAGAAAATTACCAAAATCAACATCATTATATACTATTTTCCCTTTATAAGAAGGAATAGATCCATTGAATTTACCAATAAGTTTAGAATTCTTCCCAACTGGTATTGGTAAACTATCACGAATATTATCATTAATACGGCCCTTAGAAGCGATCTTAATATCAGAAACATCTAATGTAGTTTTCTTAACAATAACATCAAAATCTTTAACGTAAGTACTTCTCTTTACTAAACTTCTAATCTTCTTATGCTTCCAAAATATTGAAGGACGATTAGCCGGTTGTTCCCTAATGAGTTTAATAAATTCTGTTGGGTCTTTAATAACCTTAGCTTTATCTAACTTCTCCTGTTTAGGGTTAAATCTACTACGCATAAGTTCCTTACGATTCAAATCCTTAAATAAATTAATAAACTTCCTTGTGCCAGAAACGATTACAGACGTACTTACTTTACTAAACTTCTAATCTTCTTATGCTTCCAAAATATTGAAGGACGATTAGCCGGT